ATGTAATACAGGAAATTTCAGGAACTCGACATGGAGCTCCAAAAATTAACATTATGGGAGCTCAGAAATATGGTAAATTTGTGTTCTGTTTACCAGAGATGGCACAAATTATTTTTTCCCCTGGTCCTTTAATATTTAAATTAAGAAAAGTTTTAAAAAATTATACACCCCGAGATTTTTTATTATTAACAGGTGATCCTGCAATAATAGGGGTTGCATGTTCTATTGTTTCTGATATAACCAATGGAAAGTACAAATTACTTAAGTGGGATAAACAAGAACGACGATACTATCCCATCGTCATAAATTTACACGAGAAAGGTGATATAGATGAAAACGATAACGGAACTACGGGAAGCTCACGGATCTAATTCGTTTGATAAAACGAAAAATGTTGGAGAACTAGCTACCGAAATAAATCGTTTAGACGATTTACAAACCAGAATTAAAACTCAAGAAGATCATATAGCTGAAATGAAACGAGAGGAACAAAGACTTTCGGGAGAAGTCATTCCTACTCTTTTAGCTGAAACAGGATTGTCTTCTTTGAAGCTTGCAGACGGATCACACGTCGAAGTTAAACCGTATTATAGTGCAAATATTTCTGTGAAGAACAGAGATGCTGCGCATAATTGGCTGCGTTCTAATGGCTTAGGCGACATTATTAAAAATAATGTTGTCGTTTCTTTTGGCCTGAACGAAGATAACAAGGCGGCAGAATATGCTAACCTTGCGCAGAGTCAGGGGTATCAGCCGACACAAAAGTTGAAGGTTGAGCCCATGACTCTCAAAGCACTTGTTCGCGAGCGTATCGAAAATAAAAAAGATATACCCGCGAATTTATTTAACGTGTTCGTAGGAAACCGAACCACAATCAAGAAAAAGGAAACATGAAACAAGCAAACACGAACCAAGGATCAGTAACAAAGGTGGATCCGAACGCAAAACTTCCAGTCAATTTAATGGAAGAACACGCGGGTAAAGGGTTGGAAAACCTGAAACAGGAAGATTTATCAATGCCTTTCTTAAAGATATTGATGCCTTTATCTCCGCAAGTAAACAAAAGTGACAATAGATATATTGTAGGCGCAGAACCTGGAATGATATTAAATAGTGCCACTAAAAAGGTTTATAGCGGAACTGAAGGAATAAGAGTCGTTCCTTGTCATTACGAAAGAAAATATCTTGAATGGGCAGAAAGAGGATCTTCTGTAGGAAGACCTATTGTTCATCCGGAAAATACTCCTTTAAAAAATGAAACAACAAGAGATAAAGGTTTTAAAGATAGATTATCTAATGGTAATTATCTTGAAAGAACCTCTTATCATTTTGTAATTCTTTTAAATGGGGTGCCTACTATTTCGGTCATTACTATGAAAGCTTCTCAAAATAGAGTTAGCAAAGATTGGATGGCAGAGATGAATGGCTGGACGGAAAAAGGTGCTAAAGGAATGTACGTGCCGTCTATTTATAGCCACATTTATCGTTTAACTTCTATACCACAATCAAATTCGAAAGGAAGTTGGTTTGGATGGAAAGTTACGAGAGAAGGTTATAATCAAGATGCAAATCTTTTTAAAATGGCATCAGATTTTTCTAATAAATTTAAAGAAGGAGCAATCAAGACTAATGTGTCTTCTGAAGAAGAAGCACAGAAGTCTGCTACTTCTTTCTAAATTTTACTCGAGGGTAAAAGCGTGGGACGTCAACCTAGCGGGGGGCGTCCCCATTAGAAAATTATGACAGTAGAAAGATTCAAAAATATATTTCAAGGTCTTAATAGTGCATACGGTCAGTATGTTTCTAAAGTTTCTCTCACCAACGGGGAAAAAGTCAAAGGCAAAGCTTTTATTAAAAAAGATTTAGTAACAGATAAGTTATGGCAAGATCATTTAGAAGGTAAAGATCCTGCATTAGGAATCATTCCCATTAATGCAGATAGTCAATGTAAATGGGGATGCATTGATATTGATCAATATAATTTTGATCATAAAACTTTTATAACTCGAATTCGCAAAAAGAATCTTCCCTTTATTTTATGTAGATCCAAGAGCGGAGGAGCACATGTATTTTTATTTACCAAAGAATTTATAGAAGCAGAAGCTATGCAGGCGAAACTAAAAGAATTAGCTGCAGCCCTCGGTTATTCGGAATGTGAAATTTTTCCAAAACAAACTAAAATCCTGGTTGATCGGGGTGATACAGGAAATTTTTTAAATCTTCCTTATCACCATGGGAATCAAACTACACGTTATGCTATTAAAGATAATGGTGAAGCAGCTACCTTAGAAGACTTCTTTTTAATGTATGAAAAATATGGAGTTGCTAGACACAATTTTAATTCCATTCATATTAAAACTGAAGATTCTCCAATTAAAAAGGGACCTCCCTGTTTAGATATTCTGTGTAATGAAGGATTTCCGGAGGGATCTAGGAATAATGGTTTATATAATTTAGGGGTTTATCTTAAAAAAGCTCATCCGGATAATTGGCAGGATCAATTGGGAATTTATAATTCAAAATATATGAATCCCCCTCTCAATCCTCAAGAAGTTATAACGATCATTAAATCTCTAGGAAAGAAAGATTATAATTATACATGTAAAGACCAACCAATCTGCGCTCATTGTGACTCTATGACTTGTCAAACTAGAGAATTTGGAATTGGAGAGGGGTCTTCAATGCCTGATTTAAATAGTTTAAGAAAATTAACATGTTTTCCTCCAATATGGTTTTTAAATGTAAATGGTAAACCAATCGAATTAGACACAGAAGAATTACAAAAACAGGATAAATTTCAAAAGGCATGCATGGATCAAATTAATTTAATTGTTCCAGGAGTTTCTAAAATTATTTGGACAAAATTATTAAAACAACTTTATAAAAATCTAGAAGAAATAGAAGCTCCTGAAAGTTTATCCATCAAAGAACAGTTAAGAGGTTACCTAGAAGATTTTTGTACTAACCGAGCTAAAGGAAGAGTTAAAGAAGATTTAAATAGGGGTGTGCCCTATACAGAAGAGGGAGAAACATATTTTAGATATAAAGATTTTTGGAAATTTTTAGAACGAGCTAAATGGAAAGCGCTAGAGCATAATAAAACGGCTCATCGTCTTAAAGAATATTTTGGAGTAGAAGAAAGAAGACTCCGAATATATGAGATGAATGTGAGAGTGATGGTGGTTAAAGCTTTTGAACGTCCTAAAAATACTGATGACCCATTACCAACAATTAAGAAAGGAAGTTTCTAATGAATAGAGAAATTATATTTGGCCCTCCAGGTACAGGGAAGACACAAACACTACTACAAAAATTTACAGACGCTTTAAAGGAAGGAATTAAAGCGGACCGTATTGGCTACGTATCTTTTAGTAAACGTGCTAATGTTGAAGCTATTGCGAGAGCGCAACAGATTGAGGGATTTGATTTAAATGAAAAAGATCTTCCTTACTTTCGTACTCTTCATTCAATGGCGGTAAGATTACTAGGTATTGATCCTACGACTCAACTAATGAAAACCGCGGACTATCAAGAATTTGCTGAGTGGATTGGAGTAATTAATTTTAATACAGAAACCACGGTGGATGAAACTGGGATGGTTATATCTAAAAATGAATATTTAAATCAAATTAATCTCGCGCGATATCGAGGAATTAGTATTGAAGAACAGTATGATCATAATGAACATGGAGGAAAAATCAATTGGTTAAAGCTACAACGAATTGAGAAAGCCTTACCTATATTTAAAAAGAATAACCATAAATATGATTTTACTGATTTCATCGAAATAGTTGTTCAAAAGCAACTTGCTCCGCAGCTAGATGTACTATTTGTTGATGAGGCTCAAGATTTAAATTGGCTTCAATGGCAAATGGTGCATCTGTTGGAAAAAAATTCAAATAAATCTTATATAGCAGGAGATGATGATCAAGCTATTTATACTTTTCAAGGTGCAGATGTAGATCACTTCTTAGATTTAGAAGGGAAACGAACAGTACTTACTCAATCTTATAGAGTCCCCTCCAAAGTGCATGAACTTGCAGATCTAGTAGTAAATCGTCTTTCTAAAAGACAACCTAAAATATGGAAACCTAGAGATGAAGAAGGAGAAGTCCACTGGGTTCATAGTTTACGGTCAGTAGATTTTAGAGAAGGAAAAATGTTAGTACTAGCCAGTGCTAATTATATGCTGGATCGAGTTAAAGATTATTTAGAATCATGGGGATATCCTTACCAAACAAAAGGAAGTAAACGTGTTTCCGAAAATTTTTTAACGGCATTGTTAGAATGGGAACAATGGAGAAAAGGTGACAAACTTCCCTTCGAATCGGTTAAAAGAATTTATAGTTATCTCGGCGTCAAGAAAAAACAATTACGAAGAGGGTTTAAAACCTGCAAAACAATGATGCCTAATAAAAGTTATACAATGGAAGAATGTAAACAACAGCATGGTCTTCTTGAAAATAGGCCCTGGTCTCAAGCTCTTGAGTGTGATCACAGGACAGTTAACTACATTGAATCGATGCAAAGAAATGGAGAAGATTTAAGTAAACCTCCTAGAATTACTTTATCCACTATTCATGGAGCCAAAGGGGGAGAGTCAAGAAAAGTAACCTTGATGCCTGATCTATCGTGGAATGCTTCTAAATCTTATGAACGTAATCCTGATCCAGTTCACAGACAATTTTATACAGGAATTACTCGAACCCAACATACTTTATATATTCTTTCACCAAAGGAGAATAATTTTTATCAGATATGAGTATTTACGAAAAACAAATTGGAGGATCCCATTATAAAAAAATGAAGATTCAGCCCAGTACTTTTGTTCATGAAAACAAAATGTTATTTGCAGAAGGGAATATAATCAAGTATATTTGTAGACATCCATTTAAAGATGGTAAGCAAGATATACTAAAAGCAATTCATTATTGTGAGATGATTATAGAGAGAGATTATAAGGATGTATAAACCGTTACCTAAAGAATTACGTTTAGGGTTTTCTGATATCCATGGCATTGGAGTTTTTGCCAAACAGTTTATTCCTGTGGCAACAAACTTTGGAATGACCCATTTAAAGTTTGGAGAAACTCTTATTCGAACCCCCCTAGGAGGTTTCTTGAATCATAGTGATAATCCAAATTGTGAGAAAGTTAAACTAACCTTTACAAATGAAGATAAACAGCCCTCATATATGTTTAGTAAATGGAATTTAGTTACTCTCAAAAATATTAAAGAAGGAGAAGAGAT